AAAAACTTGGTAATAGTATATTGGGTAAAGATATAGATCATAAAGATAGAAACCCTAGAAACAATAGTAGAAGTAATTTAAGAGTAAGATCCAAATCTTCTAACAGATCAAGGAATAAATAATGCCAAAGATACCTACATTTACATCTGAATCAACAATAACATCTCAAGGACCAAGCGTTACTACTAATTTACAAATACCTTTATCACAAACTGTTGGTGCTGCTTTACAACCTGTATCTGACTTTGTTCAAAAAGAATATATTAAAGAAAAAACTTTAGAGGAAAATAATAAAGTAGATAAATTAATTGCCGATTCTTATAAAGATAATGAAAATGGTCCAAATGGTTTTTTAACTCTATCAAGTGAAACTGGAAAAAATCCTAATCCATCAGATGCTTCTTCAATTTATGATTCTGGCACAAATTTACTTTATGAATACATGTCTAACACTAAAGGTCAGAATCTTTCTCGTTATGGTAAACAAATTTTTAAATCTAAATTTTATGGCTCAGCAGCACAGTTAAAATCTAATGCTTTATTAGAATCAAGAAAAACTCAATTTAAAGAATCATCTGATATTGATAATGATTTTATAACACAAAAAACTCTTGCATTATCTTCTTTACCTAATGGCTCTGGATTAAATCAATTATATATTGAAATAGATCAGAGACTAGATTCTAATCCATATTACAACGATCAACCACAACTTAAAAATGATGTTAAACAAAAGTATCAACAATTTTCTGCATCTGCTGTTGCAAATAAAATGTTATTAAACCAACCCTCTCTTTTAAAAAAACAATTACAAGAAGGTAAATTTAATATTTTAGAATCAAAAGATATATTAGAACTTTCACAGAAAGCAGATATTGTTATTAAAGATCAAAAATTTTCTACATTAACTAATGCTATATCTTTAGTTGGATTAGGTGAAGTTCCACCAAATGCTTTAAAACAAGTGGTTAAAGAAACTATATCTGGAAATTTTGCAGGTGATGAAAATTTACAAAATATTTATAATTCTTTATCAGAAACAGAAAAAAAAGAATTTAGAACCTTTACAACTAAAAAAGCTAGAGAAAAAAGAAATGAATTATTATTTGAAGTTCAAGCATCTGATGCTGCTGTAAAATTAGAAACAGCAGAATTATATAACGAAGCTCTTAAAAATGCTAATGTTAAAACAGGAATAAATCAAAATGCTATTCAAGAAATATTTAAAAATAATCCAGATGCTATAAATCAAATGACAGATTTAAATACAAAAATAATAAATAATGCTGAACAAAATATAACTTTTCAATCTAATTTTGATTCTAATAATGCAATATCTGCTTTAATTTCTTTAGATAAAATTAATAATATATCTGATAAATTTATTTTACCTGGAGAAACTAACGCAAAATCTATTATAGAAAGATATGGTGAAGAAACAGATGTTGATGATTTGACTTACTATTCTAATATACTATTACAACAAAATCAAAATCCACAACAATTTAAAAAAGTTTTTGCACCATTCCATAGTTTTATAGATGAAACAAAAAATCTTATTAGTACAGAAGTAATTAAAATACTTGATCCTAAAAGTTATAATAATGATCTTAAAAGATTTAAAAATGATATGTATTCAATGTATATTACTGGAATTGAAGAAGGTAAATCTCCATTAGAATTGTTAGATTATAAAAATAAAAATTTTATAGGAAAAGACTTTATGCAATATCAAACAGATAAAAATAAAATATTTAAAAACATGATGGAAAATGTTGATATTAAGGAAGAAATAAAAAGACTTCCAAATGAAACTCCTTCACAATATTTAAAAAGAATTAGTGAATAATAATGGCAGATTTACAAATACAAGTACAAAAACTAGAACAAGGTGGTTTTAGTAAAGTTGAAATAGATAATTGGAAACAAGAAAAAGTAGAACAACTAAAACAAGGTGGTTTTACTTCTGAAGAAATTGCTAAAGATTTTGGTTTTGAACCTATTGATACAAAAGCAATACAAAAAATATATAACAAAGATATAGGAATAAATAGAATTAAAGATTATGATGATATAGAAGAAATACAAAAACAAAATCCAGATGATACATCTTTATTAGAATCTGTTGTTGGAAAAAAATTAGATAATGTTGGTGAAAGAATTAAAGCTGGTTGGAATACTGGAGTTATTGATTTAGTTCAAGAAGCTCATGGTATACCCAATATAGATGGCACAAAAGAAGATGGAAAATATTTCAATGTTGATTTTCAAGATACAGGATTTCTTGAAAGAAATTTAACTAATGCTGCAAGAATAGCAAAAGATTTACCTTTATATTTAACAACTGGTGGAGCAAGTTTATTTGCTACTCGTTCACCTAATGCAAGTGTTTTTACATCTGGACTTGTTGTTGGTAGTATTAGAGAAACATATTTAGAAATGAGAGAAAAAGGTCAAGTAGCAAATTGGAATAACTTTTGGGAAATATTTAGAAACGAAGGAATAAAAGCAGGATTAAAAGAAGGAGTGCAACTTACTACCGCTGCTAAACTTGGAGGAATTAGTAATAAATTTTTACCCCAACTAATAGGTAGAGTTGTAGGATTTGAAGGTTCTGGTGCTTTAATAGAAAGAGAACTACCAAGTAAAGATCAATTAATAGACTCTGTTATTTTATTTGGTGCATTTGGTTTAGGAGAAAGAGGAGCTAAAAAGATACCAAAAATAATTAAAAAAACTAATTATGATGCTGTAGATTTAGCTGCTGACTATAAATTAGATAAATCTGTTAAACAAGATTTAGCAAGTAAAAACTTAGAAATACCCAGAGCTATTAAAAAAACAGTTGAAGATATTACTGGTAAAAAAATAAAATTAGATGAAAAATTTTTAGAAGGTTTAGATTTTGCTGATTCTGTAAAATTAATATTATCTAAAACAAAATTTGAAAAACCAAAAGAAAAAACAGAAATTAAAAATACTTTAACAAGATTATTTGTAGATAGATTACATCCTGTATTAAGATTAGTACAAAGAGTTGAAAGCACAAAAAACACCAAAGGAAGATTAAATATTTATGAACAGTTTAGAAGTTTAGTTGGAATGACAAATAGAGGTGGTGCTTTTATAGATAGAGCTACTCAAACAATAAATCTTGAAAATAAAGGTAAACCTTTAAAACAAGTATTAGAACCATTAAAATTTGAAGGTAATAAAAAATTAAATGAAAAAGGTATAAGAAAACAATATGCAGAACTTAATGCTTATCTTATTTCAAGAAGAGCATTAGAATATGATGCAAGAGGTTTTAAACATCCTTACGATTCAAAAGCAGCTAAAGAAACAATAAAAATTTTAAAAGATAAGTATGATCCTATTGCAAAAGAAATTGATATTTACAATAGACAATTACTTGAATATGCAAGAGATTTAAAATTAATAAGTAAAGAAGCTTTTGACGCAATGGTTGAAGCTAATAAAAGCTATGTGCCTTTTTCTAGAGTTTTAGAAACTATTAAAGGAGAAGAACCTTCTGCTTATGGTGGAGTATCAAATCCATTTAAAAGAATAAAAGGTGATGAAACTCTTAAAGTATTCGATCCTATTGAAACTATATATTCTAATACTTTTAAAATAGTAAAACTTGCTGAAAGAAATAATGCTTTAATTAATTTTTTTAATTTTGTAGAAAAAAATAAATCTGCATTTCCAGACATAAATAAAAAGATAGAAACAAAACAAACTAAAATAGAACGAAAAGAATTAGAAAAAGTTTTAGATGATCCATCTGCTATTAATGATATTGCTATAGAAAATTTTAAAGTATTTAGAAAATCATTTGTAAAACCAGATGGCTCTTCAGTTACAGTATATCGTAATGGTAAATTTGAAGTTTGGGATGTAGGAAAAGAATTGGCGGATTCTTTAAGTGAATTTAATCCACAAGAAATGGGAGTAATAATAAAAGCTATTGGAACTCCTGCTAGACTTCTTAGAGCTGGTGCTACAACATCTCCAGATTTTGTATTTTCAAACATAGCAAGAGATACAGTTCTTGCTCCTGTTTTTAGTAAAAGTGGATTTGTACCAGTATGGAGTTCTTTAGAGGGAGCTTTAACATTACTTCTTGGTAAGACAGGTGCTAGTAAAAAAGCAAAAAAAATTGTTCAAGATTGGGAAAAATCTGGTGGTATGCAATCAACTTTAGTTTCTTTAGATAGAATGGTTAGAGATAAAGGTGCATTTGAAATGTTAAATGGACAACAAATAAGAAATAAAATTTTTAATCCTATAGAAATATTAAGAACATTATCAGAAATAGGAGAAAATATAACTAGATTAGGTGAATTTCAAAAAGCATATAAAAAAGCTGGTAAAGAAGGATTAAAAGGAAGAGAGCAAATAGAAAGAGCTGGTTTTGAATCAAGAGATATAACTATTGATTATGCAAAAATGGGTGCGTACATGAAAGGAGTTAATGCTGTATCTGCTTTTTATAATGCAAGAGTTCAAGGTTATGTAAAAATTTATGATGGTTTAACTCAAAGACCTGGAAGAGCTATAGCTGCTATTACAGCAGGTATAATAATGCCTTCAATTTATTTTTGGTTTGCTAACAGAGATAATGAAATTTATCAAAGACAACCTCAATGGGTTAAAGATAATTATTGGGTAGTAGTAGTTGGAGACACACCTTATAGAATACCAAAACCTTTTGATCTTGGTGTGGTTTTTGGAACTGGTACAGAACAAATGTTAGATTGGTATTTAAAAAATGATGCTAATGCAAAAAATGATTTAAAAAAATTTGCAACTGAATTTGCTTTAACACAATTAAAAAACTTAAATCCTATACCAACAATATTAGTTCCTCCTATGGAACAAATTTTTAATAAAAGTACATTTACAGGAAATGTTTTAGTTCCAGATTATATGGATAGACAATTATTAGGACCATATCAATTTAATCCTTATACAACTGAAGCTTCAAAATTATTATCAAGAACTTTAGCAGCAATAATTGGAGATCACAATGCTCCATCACCAATATTTGTTGATAACTATATAAAAGGTTGGTTTGGTGGATTAGGAAATTATTTTATGATGGCAGTAGACAAAGCATTAATAGAAACTGGTATTATAGATGATCCAGTTAGACCAACAGATTCATTAACTAAAATACCAGGTTTAAGAGCATTTAATTTAAGAGATCCAAGTATACAATCTGAATTTATTACTGATTTTTATGATGAGTATAGTAAGTATAAAAAATACAAACCTACTATTGAAAAACTAAAAAAAGATGGAAATTATAAAGAAGCAGCAAAACTAGCAATAAAGAAAAAATTATTAGATAAAAATATAGCTGTTTTAGATAGATATAAAAAAATAATAGATAATCATAATGACTATATAAGAAAAACTTTTAATATGAAGGGTGTAGATGGAGATCAGAAACAACAAATTATAGATGACATGACTTATGCTATTATTTTAACAGCAAAAGAAGCATTAAAAATATTGTATTATGACCCTAATAATGGTACTTGATGATTAATAAGAATAATATATAGAGAATAAACATGACAGTATCTTCAACTACAGTAAAAAATTCCTACTCTGGTAATGGGAGTACAACCCAATTTGCATATGGGTATAAAATATTTGCAGACTCAGACTTAATCGTAATTATTAGATCAGCAGCAGGTACAGAAACTGTTAAGACTTTAACTACACACTACACAGTAGCTGGTGCAGGAGATGCTAGTGGAGGTTCAATAACTTTCACATCTGGTAACACTCCAGCGTCTGGTGAAACAGTTGTAATAATTAGAGAAGTTCCGCAAACTCAAGCGATAGATTATATCGCTAATGATCCATTCCCTGCGGAATCTCACGAAGAGGGTTTGGATCGTGCAACCATGACAACTCAACAAGTTCAAGAAGAACTTAATAGATCAATAAAATTATCAAGAACAAACACAATGACATCTACAGAGTTTACTGTAGGTGCAACAGAAAGAGCCAATAAAATTTTAGCATTTGATAGTGCAGGAGAAATTTCAGTAACACAAGAATTAGGAACTTACAAAGGTACAGATGCAACAGTAACTACTGAAGCATATAATGTTAGAGATATAATTAAATCAACTACTGCAGCTCAACTTAACAATGTTTACATTTGTATAGCAGACGCTGTTGTTGGAGATTCATTAACAGACACAGATCACTTTGAACTTTTGGTAGACGCAGTTACAGCAGCAACAAGTGCGACAGCTGCCGCTTCATCTGCAACAGCTGCTGCAAACTCAGCTACAGCTAGTGCTAATTCAGCTACAGCAAGTGCTAACTCTGCATCTGCTGCATCAACCTCAGAAACAAATGCAGCTACAAGTGAAACTAACGCTTCTAACTCAGCTAGTGCAGCATCTACTTCAGCAAGTAACGCATCTACATCTGAAACAAACGCTGCAACATCAGCTACAAATTCAGCTACTAGTGCTACTGCTTCTGCAAATTCTGCTACAGCATCTGCAACTTCAGCTACTAACTCTGCAAACTCTGCAACCGCAGCTGCTACATCAGCAACTAATTCATCAAATTCTGCTAGTGCCGCTTCAACAAGTGAGTCTAATGCTTTAACTTCAGCAACTAATTCATCTAACTCAGCAACTGCTTCAGCTAATTCTGCTACCGCTGCAGACACAGCTAAAACTGCTGCTCAAGCAGCTCAAGCCGCTGCCGAAGCCGCAGCTGATAATTTTGACGACACATATTTAGGTGCAAAAGCTAGTGATCCTACAGTAGATAATGATGGAGACGCTTTAACTGCAGGAGATTTATATTTTAATACAACAAACAATGTACTTCGTGTATACACAGGATCTGCTTGGCAAGATGCTGCTGTAGATACTAC